CTCCTTATCGCGGACGAGGCCCACGCGCTGAAGAACCCCAAAGCCCAGCGCACAGCATACGTGCTGGGCAAGTGGGACAAGGACCCGGCCAAGCGGATCACCGCGATACCTGCCCGCAGGAAGGCATTCCTGACCGGCACGCCGATTCTGAACCGGCCTATCGAGCTCTATACGCTCATCAAGGCCCTGGACCCGGAGACCTGGCGCAACTGGCGGGACTTCGCGACTCGATACTGTGACGGCAAGCAGACCGCCTACGGGTGGGACGTTTCGGGCGCGTCGAACCTGGACGAACTCCAGGAGCGCCTGAGGTCCACCATCATGATCCGCAGATTGAAGAAGGACGTGTTAACTGAGCTCCCGGCCAAGCGCCGGCAGATCGTGCCCCTTCCGCAGAACGGGGCTGCTCCAAAGGTCGCGGCCGAGTGGAAGGTTATGAGGGCAAACGAGGAGGCTCTGGCGGCGCTCAGAGCGCGCGTGGAGCTAGCCAAAGCCTCAGACAACGAAGGGGAGTACAAGGCCGCGGTCCACGCGCTCCGTGCTGGCTCGCAGAAGGCCTTCGACGAGCTATCAAAGGCGCGCCACGAGACCGCCCTGGCCAAGCTCCCAGCGGTCCTGGAGCACGTTCGCGAGCTCCTGGAGACCGGGGAGAAGGTAGTCGTCTTCGCGCATCACTTGGACGTGTTGGGAGCGATCACGGAGGAGTTTGGAGACGCGGCGGTGACCCTGATCGGCGAGACCAGCCAGGAGGACAGGCAGCTGGCCGTCGACCGGTTCCAAAACAACCCCGCCGTGAAGCTCTTCGTCGGCTCGATCAAAGCCGCGGGCGTGGGTATCACGCTGACCGCAAGCTCGACGGTGGTGTTCGCGGAGCTCGATTGGGTGCCGGGCAACCTGACGCAGGCCGAGGACCGCTGCCATAGGATCGGGCAGGTCAACTCGGTCCTGGTGCAGCACCTGGTGCTCGATGAGTCCATCGACGCCATGATGGCGCAGACGATCATCGCAAAGCAGGAGGTCATCGACAAGGCTCTGGACGCCCCGGTCGAGGGGTTCGAGCTGCCGGCGCTGCCCGCGGAGGAGCCGGCGACGGCGACCGTCGGTCGAGAGGAGATCGCGGTCGAAGCCAAAGAGCTCACCGATGAGCAGATCGGCGCGGTGCACGAGGGGCTGAGGTTGCTTGCGGCGCTCGACCCGGACCGAGCAAGCCAGCGCAATGAGATGGGGTTCAACATGTTCGATGGGCGGATCGGCCACGAGCTGGCGGTCCTGCCCAGGCTCAGCCCGAAGCAGGCGGCGCTCGGACGTCGGTTGCTGAGGAAGTATCGCAGGCAGCTCGAAGAGGGGCTCCTGGCGAGGATAGGGTAGGATCAGAACCGCCGGTCAACCCGGCGATGAGGAAGGAGAGCTGGATATGGACGAAAAGAAAGACGCAATGGTCAGACGCAACTACAACATCCTTAAGGGCCAAGACGAATGGATATTCGCTAGGGCTACAGCGCAGCGTGTCAGCCAGTCGGCCGTCATGCGCGATGTGCTCGCGCGGGCGATGGCGGCAGAACATGGACAGGAGGGGGCCAATATGCAAATCAACGACCTGATCCAGGCCGTCGAGGAAGGCCGCACGCTCCGCCAGGTGCTGGAGGCGGCATACGGCAAGCCGGCCGAGGAGATTGGACTGGAGCTCGCGGACATCAACGACTACGAGCGAGACCTGGACGAGCACATCATCCGCATACACGCGGCTTTCGACGGCCGCGGCAAGCCCACGGGCGACGTGGCCCTAGTGGCCGGCCAGACGATCTGGCAGGACTGCGGGACCGCCAACATCGTGACGAGCATCGATGAGGAAGCCGAGGAGACTTTCATGCAGACCTGGGTCCGCGTATACCCCGACATGGATGCGGTGTTCGTCCACAACAACGCCTACGACACCATCCTGGTGACCAACGCGGCCAAGCCGACCCTTTCGGTAGAGCCTGGGCTGTTCCGCGAGTTCGTCGATGACCCGGGCGACTGGCGCGACTGGAACAGCCCCGACAACTGGGCCGAGCACGGCGACACGATAGGCGACGCCGCCACGAAGTATGGCCAGATCGTGGCCTACTACGATGACCGGGTGCTAACGATAGTCAACCAGGCCCGCTGGGATGAGCGGAAGCTATTCTACGGGATCGCCAAGATCGACGTCAGCGACTACCTCACGACCTACGAGGACGCCAGCGGCAACGCTTACAAGGCCATCCAGGTCCCATGGGACGATGTGGAGCGCATCATCGGCGAGAGGCACACCGGCGACTGGGAGCAGGACAAGCTGCTGATCGAGGCGCTGCGCACTGCGGGCGCTCCGGATTGGATAGATAGCGACGACACCGGCGGATGGGCCGACGAATACGGCTGGGGAGTGTTCGGCCCGGCTATCGAGCAGGCGGACGAGAAGTGATGCGGGGCTTCGGCCCCGTCTCACTCCTTTGATGGGAGGCGTTCGCAATGGAGTTCCGGAGGCTATCTGCGGTGATAGAGTACTTGCAGTCAGGCGACACTCCCCGCTCCGGCGACCTCAGGCGCGACGCGGGGTTGTTGGCTGCTGAGTCGTATGGAATGGGTGCGCCATCCGTGATCAACATCGCCGCGCTGTCCTTGGCCATGGAACGGTTGGCCGTGCACGAGATCAGCGGAGGAGCAATTAGGTTAGTGCACAGCGCCGACCTGCGGAGCATCCCGGATAGGCCGCCCAAGCTCATGCAGCATGCCTGGCTGATCGAGAGCGCCGATCTGCACGCCCCGCTATGGGGCGACACCGTATGCCTCGGAGGGTACGAGCTCGACGGCATCTACTATCTCGTCGGGTTACGCTATCCGGACGGGGCGATGGTCGCGCGGTGGACGCCCAAGTGGGGCAGCGGAGAGAAAGACATCGACGTGCCGCTTGACCGCTCTCCCCTGATCGACGATGTGGAAGGGCATTGCGAGTGGGCGCAGGCGGCAGCCCCACCAATCGCTGCGCAAACGCCGATCTGTCCACCGTCTTCTCCCTCCCTGATCCATTATAGGAAACATGCTGTTTCCGCGCTAGCCATCGGACGCGGGGGAAACAAAAAGTTGCAGCACCCTATTGACAGAAACATTTCGTTTCCGTTACAATGGGCTTAGGCAGAAACATTGCGTTACCACTGGAGGTCGACAGAGTTGAGAGAGCGACGTAGACTGATCGAATTGCGCAGGGACCGACCGAGGTCCATCGTGGCTCAAGCACTGCAAATCACCCCACAGATGCTCGGTGCCATTGAACGAGGTAGCAGGACGCCCTCGCTTGCTTTGGCGAAGCGCATAGCTGATTACTACAGTGTGTCCATGGATTCCATATTCTCTGAGGCGAATGGACACAACCCGAGTCCCAATGGACCGGCAATCTCAGACGAGGCTATCCAATCAGCCTAATCGTACCGCAGAGGCCTGCAGAGAGCCACTCACCACAATCCGAAAGGAGGTGAACGAATTGAGAGCTCAGTATCGACGCTCCTCGATTGTTCGCGTGGTCGATATGCGCGACCGGCGGCAACGCCTCGGCCTGTCCAGTGACCGCATGGCGGACTACCTGGAGGTGGCCGACTGCAAGCACGTCAGTGCCATCGAGATCGGGCGGTGCATGAAGCTCAGCCAGGCGGTGGTGCAGAGGATCCTGGCGGCCGGCGAGTTCGAGGCGGGGCGGTTGACAGAGGACGATCTGCGAACGATGGGAGGCAGGATCACGTGTGCAGGAGGGAGTGTGTGATCGGTGAGCCGTGCGATGACCGGGCGGCATGTCGGGCGAGCGCGCGCAAGGTCGCGGCCGCAGTCGCCGAGTGGCGGGCGCGGAAGGCAAAGGCGAGACAGGAGGCGGGGACGGAGTGGAGACGATCAGCAGAGCGCATGCCGGCCTAGCGGCGATCCTGGCGTTTGTGTTCGGGGCGCTCGTGACGTGGATGATCCCGGCGATGATCAGGGACGCGAAGGCGTGGCATAGGGAGTTCTACCCCGGGCCAACGAGAAAACCGGCTGACGAGCCTGGACAGCAGCAGCCGGTTCGGTGAAGCGGACTAGAAAAGGCGCTTCCACCTCCATCTTACCACAGTCACGCTGCGCGTCAACGGTGGAGGCGCCCTCTGGCAAGGAGGATCTACATGACAACCTGCAAGTATTGCGGACTTCCGACGGATAGGCATAACGGCTACTGCGACATTTGCGTGGACAAGTTTCGGGAGGTATACGCCAGTTACCGTGGATACGACAGGCTGACTCTGGACGGGCGCGACACGGATAACGACGGCGACGAGGAGGGCGAGGACGAGTGAGCGCGATCAGGCTCGTTGATACACGCGAGATGGGGCGGGACGAGTGGTTGGTTCACAGGCGGCTAGGCATCGGCGGATCAGACGCAGCCGCGATCGCAGGGCTCAACCCGTGGCGTTCTCCCATCCAGGTCTACATGGAGAAGGCGGGAGAGATCCCAGCCGAGGAATTGGCCTCTGAGGCTGCCTACTGGGGCACGCGGCTGGAAGATCTCGTAGCTCGCGAATTCACGCGGCGGACCGGCATTCGGGCGCACCGCTGCAATGCGATCCTGCAGCACCCGGATCATCCGTTCATGATAGCTAACATCGACCGCCGCATCGTGGGCTCAGATGAAGGCCCCGGAATCCTGGAGTGCAAGACGGCGAGCGCATACGCCCGCGACGACTGGGCAGATGACAGGGTCCCACCCTGCTACCTAATCCAGGTGCAACACTACCTGGCGGTTACCGGCTACTCCTACGGCTATACTGCAGTGCTGCTTGGCGGACGCGAGTTCAGGTATGCCCGGATCGACCGCGACGAGGAACTCATCTCCCATCTGATCGAGATCGAGGAGGGGTTCTGGCAGCGGGTGGAGAGCCGCAACCCTCCGCCGTTCGACGGCTCGGAAGCCTCCAGCGAGTTGCTGAAGCGCATGTATCCCGAGGCCGACCCCGAGCTTACTGTCGACCTGCCGGCAGAGGCGTCACTGCTCCTAACTGAGTATGAGGTCGCCAAGGCCGAGGAGAAAGCGGCCGGCGAGCGTGCCGAAGCCGCGGCTAACCGCATCAAGGCGCTCATGGGAGAGGCGTCCCTTGGTCACATCGACGATAGGGTCGTCTCCTGGAAGTCGGTCGCGTCCAGCCGGTTTGACAGCAAGGCCTTCCAGGCCGCACATCCTGATCTTCACGCACAGTTCACAAGACTCTCATCTTACCGTCGGTTCAGCATCTCCGGCGCGAAGGAGTGGCGATAATGAGCATTCCTACTGACGACGTCAAGAACGCCTTGGCCCAACGAACCCGGGGCGGTCGTTCGGCTGGCAACAAGCCCGTGGTGGCCGGCGAGACAGTCTTCGACATGCTTAAGCGCAGCGAGGGCGCAATCAAGAGGGCCCTGCCGAGTATGGTGGATCCTGAGCAGTTCGTACGAGCCTGCATCACTACGATACGCCTGAGTCAAGGCCTGCAGAAGTGCACCCCGATCTCCATAATTGGCGGCCTGATGCAGATGGCTCAGCTCGGCCTGGCGCCCGACATTCCCCTGGGACAAGCCTATTTGGTTCCGTTCTACAACTCGAAAACGGGTTGCGAGGAGGCCCAGTTCATCATCGGTTACCGCGGATACCTCGAGCTGATCCGCAGGACTGGGCAGGTGGCCAGCATCATGGCCCGCGAGGTGTATCAGGGCGATTACCTAGAGTTGGAATACGGCCTCGAAGAGAAGCTGGTGCACAAGCCGGCCCTTGATGTTGATCCCGATCCCAAGGCCATCACGCACGTCTACGCGGTCGCTCACATGAAGGGCGGGGGCCACGCGATGTTCGTGATGACTCGGTCTCAGGTGGAGGCGATACGCAAGCGTTCCAAAGCGGCGGACAAGGGCCCGTGGGTCACAGACTACGCGGCCATGGCGCGCAAGACGGTCATCCGGCAACTGGCTAAGTACCTTCCGCTGAGCGTCGAGGCCCAGCGCGATCTGGCGCGCGACGAGACTATCAGAGCATCCATCGAGGACGTGTCGATGCCTGTGGCTGAGGATGATGAGGACACCATCGACGTGACGGCTACCGAGGTCGAGACAGGGGAGCAGCATGCTCTCGAACAGGCTCCGCCCCCGGACGGCAGATTGGTGTAGCGGCTGTCGCCCCGCCGGCACGGGGCGATGACTCCAGACGTCGGCCCGGCTGGAGTAGCCCTTGCGGATACCGGGGCCGGGCGGCCGGGCCTGGCCTCACTAGATAGCCTCCACCCTCGGCGCGGGGTGAGACCCGGTGCACACGATACCAGGCGGGCCGCGCCGGGCCCGCACCTATGAATAACGATACAGCGCGTGAATAAACGCCTGATGGAGTAGAGCAACATCCTCCGCCGGCGGCGCACGGCGAGAATAACAACCCGAGCGAAAACGCTGCTCCGCCAAGAGCAGTCCTTCACGGCCCGCGCGCCGGCGGGCCATCTACAGACGAGAGGTGAGACCGATGGCGATGAAGCCTACGGGATACGTTCGGCCCTTAGACCATCTGGGGCGTGTGGTGCTCCCCAAGAAGATCCGCGATCCGCGTATCGCTCTGCCGAGCGGAGCCGTTGCCATCCACGTACGGGGCGACCAGATCGTGCTTGAGCCTTACCGCGCGCCCTGCGTGATCTGCGGATCGACAAGCGGCGAGGCAGTAGAGATCAGACGCCGCCGGGTGTGCCGACAGTGCACGGCGCTGGCTCGGCTGGTGGGGTAGGAGGCGACACGGATGAGGACGTTGACTCGGACCCTGGCGACCATGCTGACTGACCCGCCATTGCGCCCGGCCGTGCAGCATCTGGAGGCGCGGAGGACGGCCATGGCTGAGATCGAGGACGTGGAGCTCCAGGACGCCGCTTACATGGCCGTCGAGGCCGCGGAAATGGATCTGAGGGCCCGCATCAGGGCAGCCAGGCAGGCGGCGGGCAGGCCGACGGTGAGCCTGGCGGAGGCGGAGGAGCTGCGGGCGAGACTGCTGACGGGAGGCGTGGCGTGATGGACGATCTGCATAGGCGGGTGCTTGCGGCCATCTCGGAAGCCCGCGGGAGGAACCGCGCGCTCCCGGCCAGCCATCTGGCCGCGGTCACTGGGTTGAGCAGACGCACGGTGCGCGCCGTGATCGCCGAACTCCGCCGGCAGGGCTACCCAATAGCCAGCGCGGTTAGCCAGCCCTACGGATTCTACGTGCCGGCGACGCCCGAGGAGGCGGAGGAGTGCCAGGCGCAGCTGTACTCGAGGATCCGGGAGCTCGGCATTACGGCGCGGGCGCTCGACAGGGCGTTTGGGCAGCACGTGCCGGGGAGGCAGATGGTGTTGGATTTGTTCGGCGGGGAGAGCGCGTGAGAGAGAACCAATCTGGAGGAGTGAACGATGCCTAACAGGTTTCTGAAGGAGTCGATAACAACCAGCGACACGCTGCCTCTGGTGAGCATGGAGGCCGAGGTGTTGTTCTATAGGCTGATCGTCAAAGTCGACGACTTCGGCCGATACCACGGCGAACCTCACCTGATTCTGGCGCAGGCGCTCTCCAACCGCATCGCGCAGGTCAGTCAGGACGACGTGGAGCACTGGCTGTCTGAGTTGGCAGCGGCAGGGCTCTTGCGACGATACCGGAGCAACGGGCGTCCGTATATCGAGCTGGCCACGTTCACCGAGCACAACTCGCCGCGTGCGGCTGCAAGCCGTTTTCCGGATCCCCCTGCAGATGATAACGACTGTGAGCAGGTGCAAACAGTTGCATGCAATTGCTCGCAGACGCAAGCAGATGCCAACCGATGCGAGCAACCGAAAGCAGATGCAAGCAAGTGTTCGCAGGGGCCAACAGATGCAAACGTTCGGGAGCAACCGAAAGCAAATGTCTCCGTATTCGATAAACGTATTCGTAGTACAGAGAGTGTACGCGCGCGCGCGCGCGAGGTCGCCGCTGACCCCGAAGTAACGGAGAAGTTCACTCGGTTCATGCAGACCTACCCCAAGAGGGCCGACGACGGCCAGGCCTGGGAAGAGTGGTGCGTCAACGTTGCCGTAGGCGCCAGTCCCGACAATATGATCAAGGCCGCGGGCCATTACGCCGCCATGACGCGGGAGCGCAAGACGATGCCCAGGTGGATTAAGAACCCCGCCACCTTCCTGCGCGAATCGTGGCACCGGTTCGTCGACGGCATCCCTGAGAATGAGAACGACAGAAGCGATCCGCGAGGCCGAGATCGGCCCGACGACGACGGCGCTGATGATGGCGAGTCCTCCCCGGTGCCCGGCTACGATGCGACCAGGAAATATCTCCAGGCCAAGATGAGCGGATAGAGGTGCGGAGCCATGGCAGACAGAGTCCCGCCATACGACAAAGAAGCCGAAGAAGCCGCCCTGGGTTCGGCCCTGCAGTCGAACGAGGCCGCCGACATGCTGATCGAGATCGTGCCAGGCGAAGAAGCGTTCTACTTCGAGCCGCACCGGATGGTCTATGCAGCTGTGTCCGCGCTAAGGCGAGAGAACAAACCCTGCGATCTTGTTACGCTGACGTCGACGCTCCGCGATGCAGGTAGGCTCGAACAGGTCGGCGGTGCCCACTTCATCAGCTACCTGGGAAATTCCGTGCCGACCGCCTCGCACGTGCGCCATTATGCGTCCATAGTGCGCGAAAAAGCCCTACTCCGCCGGGTGATTGCGATATGCACGAACGCTGTGACCAGCGCCTACGATGGAGATCTGGACTGCATAACAGCTCTGGAAGCGGAGCTGATGAACCTTCAGCGCGCGACGCCCATGGCAGAGGCAGAGCCATATCGCCAGGTGGTCAGCAGAGTAATGGACATCCTTGGCCAGCGCGTCCAGGCGCAGAGTCCGACAACAGGAGTGCCCACGGGGTTTGAGGAGTTGGACCGCATGACGTCGGGTCTCCAGCC